CCAGATCCACTAGTCTCATCATTATTAAACTTTGTCAGGTCTCCAACTTTGTATCCGTCACCACCACTTAAAATTGTTAATCCATCAACAATACCTTTTGTTACAGATTCAACTTTTGTTAATTGTCTTACATCTTCATAAGATTCAATAATAAAATCATTATTTGCAGACTTTTCATCAACATTATATGGAAATGTATTTCGTCTTAATGTTGAGTTATTAAAATCAAAATCATGATCCAATATTTGATTATCTGTAATAACTGGTGATCTATAAGTATTACCAATGAAATATGGATACAGACCTTTCAGTTTGTTAGTGTCTGTTGCTAAACCTACAGTAGCGAAATAAGCATATACTCCGTTTGGAAATTCTGGTGTTTTACAGAATCTACCATTATGAATATCAAGATCTCCAGAATTATTAAATTGATGATCTTCTACAAAATATCCTGCGTCAAATCCAACAGGTCTATTCAATACACCATTAACATTAGTAACATACGAAGATGATATTATTTTTAAAGATGAGTTTATATTATCAGCTTCTGAATATCCAAAAGGACCATATATTGGGTTGCCATCATATGCCCATCCAATAATTGGAGAGTGTCCAGTTATTTGATTAAATTCACCACTTCCAGTAACACTAAATGTATTTTCAAAATTAGTAGCAACATTTTGAGAGTAACCTAGAATACTAAATTTTAAAGAATTATCCTTATTTGTAAGGAATGAATCTCCAAATCTATTTGCGTTGTTAACTGTTAAACTTCTAACTCTCGCTGTAAATCCACCATTAGAACCTCTTGCAAATGCTTTAACTTCAGTATCTGTTGCACTATATCCAATTCCAGTATTTGTAACTATTGCATCTATTACCTTACCATCTTGGAGAACTGGTCTTACAACTGCTCCTGCTCCTGCTCCAGTAGAGGTAACTCTCAATTCAGGACTAGAATTATACTCTCTACCTCTGTTTACAACTACAACATCTATCATTCTACCATCTAAAATTATTGGTTTAAATTCTGCATTTACACCATTTTGAATTGAGATTTTAGGTATAACTTGTTTATCAAGAGTTGTTGACCCATAATTTGTCCCTTCCTCATACAAATAAGCACCAAGTAATTCACCAGTAACAACAGGATTGATAATAATATCTCCTGTTACAGTTGAACCATAAGATACATTAATATTTACTTTTATATCAGGATATTTAAAAATCTGAAATCCAGCACCAGATGATGTAAAGTTAACAAACTTACCTCTATCATAATTCACTGTTGATGTTCCACCTATTCCTGCATCTGCTAATCTAAATGAATCGTCATCTAATTTTCTAACAAGATATGATGAAGTTGTTGTCATACCTTGAATAGTTGTTTCAGCAGAATATTCAACAATCTCTCCACTTAGAAATCCGTGATTTTTATAATTGATTGTGTTAGATGCAGTGGATATTCCTGTTGGTTTAACTCTTAATTTACGATGAGTATATCCTGAACCTTCATTAAGTACTTTGATTGTTATGAGGGTATTTTTCTTTTCAGTTCTAAATCTATGAATACCACTAGCAGATGTATCTGTTGATAATCCTACAGTGTTTATACCAGTAGATCCAAATACTGCATCTGTTTTAGTATTAAATATTCTTACAGTTTTTGGATTTACAACTCTTACAAAATAAGGGTCTCCATCAGAAAGTGTTGCTATAATATTGTTCGCTGTATCATAAGCAGATCCAATACCAATTGGTGTATTGCCATTTGAATTATAGTATACTAATTGACCATTTTCTAAATTATGTTCTGTTTGAAATGTTATTGTCTCATTAACAATATCTACACCACCATTAAAGAATATATCTCTACTGTCAAAATTAATGTAACGATCTCTTTCACCGAGTATAGGTTGTAGTACACATCCATTTCCATTACCACCAGTAATTGAGATGTTAGTAACAGATTTTATATCAAATCCTTGTGGATCAACAAAAACTGATTTAACAGTTCCTTGAATAATAGGTTCGGCAGCTGCACCAATTCCACCACTACTTGTTTCTATACCAATAATAGGGGGATTTATTATATCATATCCACTTCCACCGTTTAACAAATCAACAGACTCAAGAGGACCATAAAAAATTTGGTGATCTGAAATAGGAGACCTAATCTGAGTACCGTTAATTAATATTCCAATATCAGTAACTGGAGTTTCTTGCTTTGATGCTACAAATAAATTCTGATTTAATGGAAATTTTCTTAATATTTTATCTGCACCTAACTTAGCACTCTCATGATCTTTTAGTATAAATTTATGAACATCTGTAGTAGATGTTCTTACACCAATCTGAACAGTGCTAGCTGTGCCAATTTGTGATAAAGAATTATATAATCTTATTTTTGATTTGTTTTGATTTGGACCTGGTATAACAGGATCTACAAAATATGTTCTGCCTGTATCTAATCCAGGTAATACATCTCCTTCAGGTTTATATACAACTGCATCACCTTGAATAAATTCAATATCTGTATTAGGTGGTGGAGTAAATTTTATAATACTATAGAGTTGACCTATAGGATCATATCCCTCCAGACCTGCTACAGTGCTTCCAACTAATGTTTCTTCAACAATATTAGTTGTAATATCATAACTAGGTAAAGAGTTTGATGTCACATATCCATCAGAATTACTATCTACATAAACATTTAAAGTATCTGATATAATTTTTTCATCTCCCTCTTCAATAGGAACACCTGAACTAGTTGCTTTCTCTATAGTTCGACGAATATCATATAATTGATTAATAACTGGGGTGAAACCTGCAATATTAGTTGCAGTAATTTGATTTAATGTTGTATCAACACTAGCAACATTACCTCCACCAACTATGCGTTGCTCATTTCTTTTTAATATATCAAATCTATCGCCTACTCTTAAAGAGGACTTGTCTATTGGAGTTTTTAACTTAAAAGTAGAACCAGATATTTCAACATTAAATCTTGAACTAGTGTTGTATATCCAAGAGTTTGCAAAAATTTGTTTGTAATTTAGAGATTCATTTTCAATTTTTTCGCCAACGTTTTTAACAAATATATTTTCTCCTTCATTAACTAAATTAATATCAGTTACAGGCACTAATTCTGATAACACACCTGTAATTCTTAAATCAATTCTCTTTGTTAAATCACCATTTTCATATCCAAAAATTGTTTCATTAAATCTTATATCTTCAGCAGTTCCAATACCTACACCAATTCCAGTGCATCCGAAAAACTGATTTACAGTTTTTGAAGAATAATCTATTTGTAAATTATTATCACTGATAATTGTTCCAGTTTTTGCAAATCCTACTGTAGAGTCAACTGATATAATTGAAGATCCTGCCGATACATTTTCAAGAGATTTAGTTTTGCCTGGTATAGTAAATACACCCTGAATCAAATCTCTGTCACTATATCCTACAAATAATGATAATTTATAATAACTTTTTCCACCTCTTGTTAAAATTTCTACTTCCGATACCGATGCATTTGTAGATGTATCTGTTGATTTGAAGATTGTTTGTCCTACTAAATCTTGTGGTGTTCCTGTTGGTGTAATTAGATCTGCTACAATTACCTCTCTCCGTATAAACTCAGCAGAAGACGGTTTTATTAAATTACCTTCTAAGTCAAGTATTGTAGATTCAACTCCAAATAATACTTTGAATAAAATTCTTATAGATTCTTCAATACCTTTTGACTGATAAAAAGACCTCGCAAACTTGAAAAAATTACCTACATCTAAATCAGCAGAAAATTCATTATCCTCTAAACCAGGTAAAAAAGATTTCTTTAATTTTTTGTAAAACTCTTGTAAAAATAAAACTGATAAGTTTTTAACAGTTGAACCTGATATATGTGTTGCTGCTGTTGTTTCATTAAAAATTAAACTTTCACGGTTAATTTCTAGTAAAGAGGAGGAAATTCCAACATTATATCCAGATATCCCACTAAATCCACGAATACATCCAGTAAAAGATGTTGAAGTTATTCCTGTGTAAGATATAATTTCATCATCTATCTTAAGTAAACCATACTCTGTTGGAAAACCCTTTGTGCTTGGTACTGTAATTGTAGTATCAGTTATTGAAACTGCAGAGGATATACTTGTAACACCTACGACTACTTCAGGAACTAAGTTATCTGATTTTAAATACTGTGAAAAATTATTAATTAAATCACTCGCACCACCTTGAAACTCTTGAGATATAAAATATTGTTTAAAAAATTCTGTAGCTTTTGGAAAATCTGTCACCAAAAACTCTGGCAACTGATTTTCAATAATCGTATTGACTTTTATTCTTTTGTCAATTTGTGACATAAATTATTTCCTCTCTAAATCTCCATTAGAGTAACTGGATGTATAATAATCTCTCTGGAATACGATTCCTGAAACATCCTCACCTGAAGCAATAACATCTTTAATTGTATTTATTGTACTCTTCGATACATCAAAATCAAGATATAAGTCCTTTAAACCAATAACATCATTTGATTCTGGGAATGCTTGAACTTCGATTATATTATTGTTTGCAACTGTAGATGTAATATTGATAGTATTTAAAATAACCTCACCCTTTTTATAATCAACGACACCTGCATCTTTAACAATGACTCGTTGTTGATTACGATTATTCTTTGTAACAACACTAAGAGTTCCCATGAGACTACCATCTAAGTTTCCAGATGCGTCTTTATTTGGAACATCGGTAATATATGCAATTTCACTGAAACCATTGATAGTAAATCCTGTACTCTTAATATTATAACCAGCTGGATTAATGTAAAAACGATTACCAAAACATAGTTCATATTGTGCAAATTGATTAAGTAATGCTTTCAAATCTCTTCTTACAATTACCTTTGTAATATTTGAGGTGATGCCATTGTCTATACGATCAATTAAGGTGCTTACTTTACTATATTTAAATCTTCCACCAAACTTATTCAACTCAACATTGTTAGCATATTCGTTCAATCCTGATATAGTCGCTGTTCTTAAATCAGATGCTGATGCAATCTGGGAGGGGTTATAGTAAATAGTCGTATTTACTTCTACATATAGTATTTTAAGATCAATTATTTCAGAACTTATACCAGCGATAGCGTAACTCTTTAGTTTATTTTTAATCTGTGTTTTATCAAAATCTGATAAGAATGTACCATTTTTAGGTTTGATACTTATTTGAACTTTACCAAATTGTGGTGGATTTAATTCTTCACCACCCACAACTGCAACAGACTCTGTTTGTGGAAATATTGTAGCAATAATTGCTTCGTAATCTCTAGGTGTAACTGCTCTGTATTGTGCTGAGTAAAGTCTTGGAGCAAGATACTTAATAGAAGACACATCTTCAACTTCAGCACCGTTAGAAGCATTTGAGACGGTAGTTAATGATATACTATCAGTTGGTGTAAAGAAAGTTCCATCACTCTTTGTGAATGATCCTTGAAAGTTAAAATTAGACGGACCATTACCATCTTCTCCTTCAGTCACAATGTAAGTAACTGTAATAACTGAGTTATTTTCTAATTTACGACCAAATAGACCATCACCAAATAAAATTTCGTACTTTTCATCTTGTACTTCTTGAGATAAGAATATTTCTGAATTTTTATCAATGTTTAGAATATTATCAATCATTCTATACTTTCTACCAAGTCCAACATCATTTGTACCTTTTACATAAACTCTAATGGTTGAACTATCGATATTTGGACTATCAATTATAAATCTTTGATCTTTTGAATTATCAACAACAAAAACTCTTGATAAGAATGTTCCCTCAT